CGTGGCTAACATAATATGGTGTGTTGAAAAGTGATTTTTCTGGCTATCCACCCTTTTTTTGACCGAACATTGGCTACACATACTTCTAGATACTTTCTACTCTTATTTACTCTTATTTAACACTTCTATTTTGATACTTTCTGATACCGGCTGCAGTGTGCTGACGCCCGCTGCAATCATTTGATATCGTACCTTTTGTTCTTGGCTTTTGGCTACATGACCGAACATTTAACACACCAAAAGCAAAAAATTCTGTGTTGAAATCGAACACTCGATTTACCGTACAACCGAACATTAGAACAACCGAACACTAGAACAGTTGGGACGCCCCGCCGCTCATGAAACTACTATCATTTGTCAGTTATAAAGCTTTATAACCGGCCCGAATCGCACCGCTGGTCGACCCGCCACGCCACTCACTGGAACTACTATCAATGCCCGTGCGAAAAACGCGGGCGAAAAAAAAAAACCCCGCAGACCGAAATCTGCGGGGCTGGGCGGAGCGGGCTGGTCAGGTCGGGAGGTAGGCGACGACACGCCCGTTACCATCCAATGTGAATCGGATGCAGTCCCATGCAAAATGGAACGTCGGGTTAGTCAGAGCGATACCTAACGCCATAGCGCAATCGGATCGAATGCCCCGGTAAAGACAATCCAGATCCTGATCCGCGATCCAGTCGAGAATGTCGATCGTGGTGCTGTAAACGTGTTTCATTGCGGCCATGATTGCATGCGGCCCGGGTTGCCCCGGGACCGTCCTATAAGTTGTTGTTGATTAAACAGGCAAACGACCAAGAATTGCTTTTAGGTCGTTTGCCAGTACCACTAGATCGACTGGCTTACCAGCGGCATCGGCCAGCCCGGTCATTTCACCGAAATGCCGGATAGCGTCTTCCAGCGCCTTACGACATTGCTTAAGACGTTTGGCCTCTTTTTCGGCCTTGGCCTTGGCCTCTTCGGCGGCCTTGGCCTCTTCTTCGGAAACCACTTCAACCTGACCGGCGGCAATGGCGGCCTCAAGTTCGGCCTTGGCCTTGGCCTCGGCGGCCTCAGTTTCGAGTCGGGTCAGGTACTTTTCAATATTTGTCAGGTTCGGCCCGAACCCTTGGCGAATGGTTTTAACCCGTTTTTTCTGATCGTCAGTCAGTGTCTTCGGATCGGCCTTAAGGTGCGCACGCTCGGCCTCGTTAGGCCAATTGTCGACCATACCGGCCCGGATTAGATCGCGGTTAGCTTTGCCAACCAATGATTGGTCGATTGACGCTACCGTCCAACCCTCACCGTAAAGAAGTTTCGACAAGGCCAGCCACTTACCCTCGGCGGCCTCTTCGGCCTTGGCCTTGGCGACGGTCTTGGTCAGGGCCTCGGCCATCGCCTTGGCGAACGTGTTGGGGAGAACCTTAGCCCCAACAGCCGTGTGATTAGTCGCAACCTGTTGTTGGACCATCTGCTCTATTGCGTTCATGTCATCTACCTCACGTGAGGCCGGTATCGACTGACACCACAAAACCCCACAACCAAATAATGCCTGAACTATCAACCAGTGTCAAACCATGTGAAAACAAAGCAACGGGTTATAAAGGTTTATAACTGGCACGCGTACCAGGTAGATGTTACACAGAATAGAATGATTATGGATCATGGTATCGTTACAGCTCAGAGCACGATCGATTTCCCGCACCCGGCGACCCCACCGTACCCCGGCCCCCCACTTAGCCTGTTAGGTACCATCGCGTCTATTACTTGCTATTCCCCACAAACGGTTCTCTACTTTTTCGTTTTGGCTACATTCGACCCCCACCCCCCTCAATATAGGAAAGGCCCCCCTTGTCTTTAGGTACCATCCCCTTGCAATTTTTATTTTTTATGTGATATCGTGAGTTCCTTCGGTGCTTCTTGCATCTGCGACCAGACAATATGACTTTGCTTTGCACCCCAGACGTAGGCGTGCCATTGCCGCCGGACGACATCTCTTACGCAGAGTTGCGCGAACGCGCTGCTGCTGCATGTAAAACCCTTGAGCATCTAGCTGTAAATGGTTTACCGCCCGAATCATTTGACGAGACGCCATCTGACGCCGATACGGTTGCGGCTATTATTGATTCGTTTGCGGAAGATGAGGTCAAGACCAATAAAAGTCTCGATACGCAAAAATTCTCGGCGATATCCCCCGCTGCGGTATTCCAAGTCAACGAACTTCTTTCAGAGTTTGGCCGTGCGGTTGTTAAAAATGCGGTACAAGTCCGGCATTTAGTCACTAACAAGCTGCTGCTAGAGACGGAAAACCCCGATGCAAGGGTGCGAATTCGCGCTTTAGAGCTTTTGGGCAAGATGTCTGACGTAGGTTTGTTCACCGAACGCTCAGAAGTTGTCGTTATGCACCGCTCTACAGACGATTTGAAGCTAAGTCTTAGAGAAAAACTGCAAAAATTACGCTCTAAAGTCGCTAAAGAAGAGGCTTCTGATGCAATTATTGATATGCACGCCAATGCGCCCCTGCAAAACATCGATGTTGATGCGGAATTAGGCGCATGACCCCGTTTGCGTTCGATGATATGACCGATGCAGACATTGATCTGCTATTAGAGAACATCGATCAGCTTGATGAGTACGAGCAACAGGAAGTTTTCGAGATTGCAGAGACTCTGGAGCGCCGCCGCCATGCACAGGCATGCAGTGATGACCTGATTGAGTTCTGCAAACATGTGCAACCCGACTATAAGGTCGGTAAACACCATCGGATTCTGGCCGATCTGCTGATGCAGATTGCCGAAGGTAAAGAAGATAGGATTTGCGTCAACATGCCCCCTCGGCATGGTAAAAGTCAGCTAGTCAGTATCTACTTTCCGGCTTGGTTTATGGGGAAATACCCCACCAAGAAGGTTCTTATGGTGTCACACACCACAGATCTAGCGGTGGACTTCGGTAGGAAGGTGCGAAACCTCATCGATACAGAATCATACCGGCAAATTTTTCCTACTGTGAACCTTGCATCTGACTCGAAGTCGGCGGGTCGGTGGAACACGAACGTAGGTGGCGAGTATTTTGCTTGTGGCGTAGGTTCCGCGCTTGCTGGCCGGGGCGCAGATCTATTGTTAGTAGACGATCCGCATAATGAGCAGGACATCATCAACGGAAACCTTGATGTGTTCGACAAAGCATACGAGTGGTTTACGTTCGGTGCCCGGACCCGGTTGATGCCCGGTGGGCGCATCGCAGTTGTGCAGACTCGGTGGCACTTAGATGACCTGACCGGACGTTTGCTTAAAGATATGGCGAACAATGAGGGTGCAGATCAGTACGAGGTCGTGGAGTTCCCGGCTATATTGGACATCGAGAAGGACGGTGCGGTAGTTCAGAAGCCACTCTGGCCTGAGTTCTTTGATATGACGGCGCTGCTGCGCACTAAAGCGTCAATGCCAGTGTTCCAGTGGAACGCGCAGTATCAACAGAATCCGACCGCCGAGGAAGCTGCGGTTGTAAAGAGAGAATGGTGGAACACGTGGACACGTGAAAAGCCGCCGTCTTGTGAATATCTCATAATGTCTTTAGACGCTGCGGCGGAGACACACAACCGTGCCGACTTCACGGCTATAACTGTCTGGGGTGTGTTCTATAACGACGAGAAGGATGAGAACCACATTATCTTGCTCAACGCTATTAAGAAGCGCGTGGAGTTTCCAGAACTAAAGACCTTGGCCCTGCGCGAGTACAAGGAGTGGAACCCAGATGCGTTTATCGTGGAGAAGAAGTCCGCCGGTACGCAGCTATATCAGGAACTGCGGCGCATGGGGATAATCGTGCAAGAGTACACACCTCACCGGGGTACCGGGGATAAGATGGCTCGACTTAATTCAGTCGCAGATATTGTTCAGTCAGGTTTGGTGTGGGTGCCAGAGACACGTTGGGCCGAGGAAGTTGTGGAAGAGATTGCAGGATTTCCATTTGTCAGCCACGATGACTTGGTTGACTCAACTGTTATGGCGCTTATGCGGTTCAGGCAGGGCGGGTTTATCCGTCTGCCGTCTGATGCACCCGATGAAGAACGATACTTTAAATCGCACCGCAGTTCTGCGTACTACTAATAATTTATAGGTTAAAAAATGGCTACGAATTTTGACAAGTCGCTATATCAAGATGATCCGCTTAACATGAGTGCGTCAGACGGTATGGACATGATTGAGATCCAGATTGACGACGGAGAGCCTGATATGTCAGGTGATGTGACTATCGTGCTGGAAGAAGACACAGTAACCGATGGTGACTTTAATGCCAATATTGCTGATGAGATGGATGAGTCAGAACTTGCCTCACTCGCGGACGATCTGGACGAACTAGTAACGGCAGACATTAATAGTCGCAAAGACTGGGCCGATACGTACGTAAAAGGTTTGGAAGTTCTGGGTCTGAAGTATGAGCAGCGTACTGAGCCGTGGGACGGCGCTTGCGGCGTGTTCTCTACCGTGCTGACTGAAGCGGCTATCCGGTTCCAAGCCGAGACAATCATGGAGACATTCCCCGCTGCGGGGCCTGTCAAGACCCAGATTATCGGTGCACTAAATAAAATGAAGGAAGAAGCTGCGGAACGTGTCAAGAACGACATGAACTATCAGCTTACCGAGCGTATGTCTGAGTACCGCTCTGAGCACGAACGGATGTTGTTTAGTTTGGGATTGGCAGGGTCTGCATTTAAGAAGGTGTACTACGACCCGGCGCTAGGGCGTCAAGTGTCTATGTATGAGGCAGCAGAAAATGTTGTCATGCCATACGGCGCATCGAACATCTACACCGCCGAGCGCGTTACGCACATGATGCGTAAAACTAAAAACGATATCAGGAAACTACAAGTAGCGGGGTTCTACCGTGATGTTGAGCTTGGTGAGCCTGTAAACATTGCGACTGATATTGAGAAGAAGAAAGCTGACGAGCAGGGGTACTCAATCACGGATGATGACCGGTATCAGGTGTGCGAGGTGCACATTGACTACAACCTGCCGGGGTATGAGGACGAGGATGAGATCGCTCTGCCGTACGTGATTACGTATGAGCGCGGGACACAGACAATTTTAGCTATCCGCAGAAATTGGAACCCAGACGATGAACGCAAACTCAAGCGACAGCACTTCGTGCAGTACAACTACATCCCCGGTTTTGGGGTGTATGGCATGGGGCTTATTCATATTATTGGTGGCTATGCTCGTGCAGGTACTTCACTTATTCGTCAGCTTGTCGATGCTGGCACTCTCTCTAACTTACCCGGAGGGTTAAAGACTAGGGGGTTGCGTGTTAAGGGCGACGATACGCCGATTGCGCCGGGAGAGTTCCGTGACGTAGATATCCCGAGCGGTGCGTTGCGCGATAACGTGATGCCGCTGCCGTACAAGGAGCCGAGCCAAGTTCTGGCTGGTCTGCTCGATAAGATCACGGAAGAAGGTCGCAGACTCGGTGCGATATCAGATATGAATATATCTGACATGAGCGCAAATGCACCTGTCGGAACCACGCTGGCTCTGCTAGAGCGCACGCTCAAAACGATGTCTGCGGTGCAAGCCCGGGTGCACTTCTCAATGAAGGAGGAGTTTAAGCTCCTGCGCGACATCATCCGTGACTATACGCCTACGGAGTATAGCTACGAGCCAGACTTCACCAAGGACCGCCAGATCAAGCAGTCCGACTACGACATGGTGGAGGTCATCCCGGTCAGCGATCCGAACAGCAGCACGATGGCGCAGCGCATCATGCAGTACCAAGCTGTTATGCAGTTGGCGAGTTCTGCCCCACAGATATATGACCTGCCCCAGTTGCACCGTCAGATGATTGAGGTGCTGGGTATCAAGAACGCAGACAAGCTGGTCCCGGTCGAGGATGATGAGAAGCCGCGTGATCCGATCAGCGAGAACATGGCGATCCTCAAGGGTAAGCCTGTAAAAGCGTTTATCTATCAAGACCACGACGCACATATTGCAGCGCACAACGCGTTTATGCACGACCCGATGATTGCTCAGCAGATGGGTCAGAACCCACAAGCTCAGATGTTAATGGCGGCTGCTCAGGCGCATATAGCCGAGCACCTTGGGTTCTCGTACCGCAAGCAGATTGAGGATCGGATGGGTGTGTCGATGCCTGAACCCGATGCAGATATGCCGCCGGATATGGAGGTGCAGTTGTCGCGGTTGGT